CACACCAACACTTTCAGCAACCACCCTAAGAGTATCAGACTGTTGCGAAATTGCAGATGTCTGAGCAGAGGATGTGCTGGTGCTTAACGTGCTGTTAATACCAACAGGTCTGGTAGCGCTCATTATTTAATATTCTATAATACTTATTTATTATTATTGTTACTCCTCTCCAGAAGAAGTCCAAACATTGGTAGCAAGGATTGTATGAATTTCTTGTTTAGTATAAGGTCCTTCTTTTCCTGTAATACTAGAAACAAATGATGGTTCACTACCATCCCATTTCACCAAAGTTTTTGTCTCATCAACAGACTTTCTAACTGTTTCAGAGGAAGTCTCACAAACTTGAGAGAAATCTACTTTTGATAATTCTGAAGTGGGTATAATTAAATAAGTTCTTGCCATTTTTTTCATTATTATGAAAGTCTAAATTTAGATGAAATTGCGTTAAAGTTTTGTGTAACTTCTGATTGTGAAAGTGCTCTATTATAAACTCCTACTTGCGCAAAATTTCCAGGAAAATTTTTCATACTAGAACCAAAATCTGGATGATGATCCGCTATACTTGCTCCCGTGTGGACAGAGTGCGCAGGGTATGTTCCTGATGTGGTTTCAGCCGTCAGCACTCCATTTTCATATAGTTTAAGATCACTTCCATCATAAGTTGCGGTTAGAATATACCATCTATCCTTCTGCATTTGTGTGGTTCCTATCGCTCCACCTTGGGCAAATAAACGACCGTGCTGAATTTTAATTTTACCAGCTGCACCCGATCCAGCACCGGAGTCGCCAACGTAAAACCTAACAGGTTGTGTTCGCCCTATTGACCCCTGATCAATAAATGCAATTTTTGTAGTATTGCCATCTTTAAAAACAACAATATGAATAGAATATTGTGCAGGAATAACTAAGTTGTCTAAATCGGCTCTGTCATCACTTCCATCAAAATTAAAATATCCATCTCCTGTTTCAGTAGTGCCATCACTAGGTACAAATGTAGGTCCATTGACAAGAATTGCATCATTACTTCCAACTAAATCACTCCAAGTTGTGCCACTACCAGAATAAGCACCAGCATCTAAGTACATAAAAAGTCCGTCAGTAATTATAGGAATATTAAAACCAGAGCTAGGGCGACTAAATTTCTGTGACCAAGAGTTAAATCCCAGTCCTAAAAATGGATGTGCCATTACTCACCTTCAAATACTACCGTTGCTGTTTCCCCTGTAAGAGCTCTTGCCCATACGTATGCTGCACTACCAACATGACTTAAATCAGTCACTGTTTTCTTCATTTCTCCCTCAAATGTCTTATAAACTAATCCAACATCTGTTGCTGTCGGCGCAGAATTTGTTGAAGTAATTCCAATTACAAGTGGATTATTACTCTGGCATTGAAAGGTAATAGTGGTTACATTATCACCAATCTTGATATATTCACTTGTAGTAACGTCTGTGGATGCTAGTGCCATTAGTCTTGATCCTCTGTTTGAGTTTCTTCCTCTTCATCCTCTTCGGGCTCAACCTCAAGTTCGTTAACAACTTCATCAGTTTCTGTAGTAGGATCATCGAATACCGATGCGGCTACATTAGGTCTGATAGTTTCAATCTCTTGAGCGCTCTTTGCAAAAAGAATGTCTTTAATTTTGTCACTGATTTGTGAAGCGTTTGCATCGTCTTTGACGAGCAAATCCATAAGTTCTTCCATAAAAATAGTTAGTTCTACAAAGGGTATTTAGATTTCACCACCAATCGGTTTTTTAGATGCAGGTGGAGTTTCAAATTTAGTCTCATCAACTTCAGCGTCTTGAGGTGTAGCTCCTAGTAAACCACCGGAGGTATCTCCGGGAACAGGTGCAGGTTCTCCAGCAGGGAGAGCCGCACCTGTTCCAGGATCAACCATTGCATTGGGATCAGGAATTACACCATTCTCAATCTCTTTTTCAATCAGTTCATCCTGTTCTAGAATTTCCTCATCAGTCTGACGTAAGATGTGTCTTCTTACATAGTCTTGTGAGTAATACTTACCGACATATGGCTCTGCAAGACCAGCAAGGTTCAGTCTCTCAGTAGTAAGTTCTGCCTCTTTGAGTTCTGCAAAGTGATTATCATACTGGAAATCATATTGAATATGATCTGCCATGTATTCCCAGTCTTCAGGAGTAACAACATTTTTAAGAAGAAGTTGTGTCTTCAACATGTCGTTAAACATTACAGAGAATCTCTTTCTCATTCTTCCTACAAACTTGGAGAACTTAATTTCGTCTCTCAAGATTTCAGAAGAACGACCCAGTGAGAAACCTTCCTCTCCACCAATTCTGGTTTCAGGAACATTCAAAGCTTTGTAGAGTTTTCTCTGGAAGTAATTGATGTCAGTAATTTCACCAAGGTTCTGACCACCGGGAAGTGTAGTAATCTCAGTGCCACGACCACCTTCACGACGAGGGAGCCAGAAGTCTTCCATCATGGACATAAACTTCTTATCATCTCTCATCTCACCAGTGTTTGCGTCATAGACCATCTTGTTTCTATAACGCATCATGACATCACGCAGGTATTGTTCTGCCTTTACCTTAGGAAGATTACCAACATCAATATAGAAGATTCTACGTTCTGGTGCTCTTGACAATCTGTAGATAACCAAAGAATCCTCAATCATCATCAACTGATTGAGAGGTTTGATTGCCTTGTGCATCCAGGACAATGTAAGTCCTTTATTTCTATCTACCAATCCAGAGGTGCAATAGGTGACAGAATCGCGTGTAAGTTTAATACCTTTTGCAGGATTACCACTGTATCCACCACGGGAAGTTCCCATGTCTGGTGTATACATAAAAAATTCTTCAATTTCAGGAAAGTTATATGAAGTAGGATTGGCAGTTTTACCAAAGTCATCCCTTACATTACCTACAGTTTTATCTTGTTTCTTGATTTTTCTTACGTATCTACACTTAGATGCATCAATATATCTTAGTTCTTGAATACCTTCTTGAGGATTTTTTACATCGATAACTTTATTATAATAAAGTCTTCCATCAATATACCAGTTTCGGAAAATTTCGTGTGCCTTCTTATCAAAATCTAAAAGTTCAAGGATGTATCTAAACTCTTGTCTTACAATTTTTTTAATATTATCACTTGCATTGAGATTGGATAACTCAATATCTACAGGTGAATCGTTAGTATCTGACACAATTGCTTCGTTAACAATATCTTCGATCGCACTATCACACTCAGGGTAGAGTGCCATTGTCCTATATCTTCTAATCAGATCAGTCTCATTTCGATAGAGACCTTCAATATCTAAATTGTAACTACCAAAAAATCCACTACTGGCGAAGGCCTCAGATCCATCCTGATTAGTAGGAGGAATCGGAGAAACAACACCAGGTGGATTCTTCTCGTTATCTTCAATTGAAAAACCAAATAATCTGGTCATTATGATTAACTAGACTTGCTTGTCTAGTTATTTATCACTCAACCAGAACCTCACCAGAATTAGCTCCAGTAGATTGTGTAGAATTACCGATGGTGTAGAACTGAATGTCGAAGGTGACATCAAATTCTTCCAAGGTATCTCCACTATCATAGCTCAACTGAATCTCACTAACCGTGGTTGGGAAGATGTCAATGAATTTATAAGTTCTAAGAATTGCAGACTCACCACCTTCGTTTGTAGTTGCAAACTTCTCAGAACCTCTACCAAGCTGTTGAACATATGCATCACACATATAAGATGCAGGATTGGTAACACCAGTAGCATCATCGAGCTTACTGATTACGTTTGCCCATCTTTCAAATGCTGTTCTGAGTTGGAAGTCCTCATCATTGATGACGGTAACAGTCCAAGGATCGAAGGTTCTATCACCAGCAACCTTCAGATTTCTTCCTCTAAAAGGAACCTGGAATGAAGGTGTGTTAGATGCTGGGAGAACTGCAGCCTTACAAAGGAACTTAAACGTTCCGTTTTCAGACTGATCTCCACTTCCCCATGCATCTGTAATTGAAGTAGGGAAAGATGGAATCGAGACTTCAAATAGATTTGGGCGGGCCCCTCCGCCCGCTAGTCTCGATTTAAATTGTGAAAGGGTTCTTGTTTCTGCCATTGGTTAAGCCTCCTAAGTTATTTAATAAAATCAAACAGTTCCAACAACTTCCTGGAAGTCAACACCAGTTCTGGTGGCAACAAACGTCAGGGTGATGAAGTTGATAGACTTGGTTGGCTTAAGGAAAATGTCAGCTCTAAACTCATTGTTGTCAACAACATCAGGAGTGTTATTTGTCTCGTCACAAACTACGAGGAAGTCAAAAATACCTCTCTTAGCTTGTACATCCCTCAGGAAGGGTTCGACGATATTGACAAAGTTCGCTCTTGTATTTGAATCATTGAGTTCAAATAGTTGAGAGTTAGCAGCATTCTGAAGTGATTGCTCAACCGTCAGGAATAGTCTTCTTACGTTGATTCTATCGAATGCAGATGAGAATGACAAAGCAGTTTTGTCACCGAAGAGAACAATACCAGCACCCCTTTGAGTGATGATAGAGTTGATTCTGTTTCCATAAAGTTGATCTCTTTGAGCCTTAGATGGGTTGTATGCCATCTTAATAGCGTTATTCAAGATACCTCTTTGTGTTCCTGCGGGAGAGAACCATGGGAATGCTTCAATAGCAGTTCTTACCATCAGACCGGCTACATCACCGTTCGTGGGTACGAATCTAAACACGTTATTGAATCTATCAAACATGTACTTGTAACCAGTATCAAGTACAGCAAATGAGGACGACGAAATGGGTGCGTAGAATTGAAGAACGTTTGTGGTCTGAGTTCCAGAATTAGCAACATTAACTACGTTAGCTCTATGAGGAGAGATGGTTGCGATACAATCCTTTCTCGCATTTGCGATAGAGATAAGATAGTTGGCCTTAGCCTGAGACTGACTCTCAACTTCCAAACCAGGACCCATCAAGAGGAAATCAACGTCGATCTCATCTTTATTATCAAACAGACCGTAACCAGTGACAAGGTTAGATAGGTCAGCAGACATACCACCATTTGCCTGATAATCTGCACCACCCTTAAGTGCGTAAGATACAGATCCAAGTGAAGCAAAGTTATTGTTCAATGCAACTTGACCCCAAAGACCCTCGGCCACACTATTTGGTGTATTACCAGAAGAGAAACCTGATGCAACTGGGAGTGTGTTATGGAAGGTATCTTCCTTCTGAGAAGGATTGTAACCAGCGAAGATAAACTTGGAGTTCAGTGCAATAAAGTCCTTATAGAAGGTCTTAGTTGGGTTATCTGCATCAGCCTCACCATCAGATGCCTTAGACAAGGAAAGGAATGATTCAAGGATATTTCCCTGAACACCGGTGACCGAACCTGTGTCATCAACTACAACAACGTGTAGTGCGTCATTACTGCCGTTTCTTTGAGTGACGTATTGGTTATCAACAGGTCTTGGAGCAATACTTCTCCAGAAGATAGTCGAGTTTTCAAGACTCAAAGTCTGCTCGTCATACCAGTCTTTGACAGCTCCAGCAGTTACAGTTGCACTATATGTCTGTGATGCATCTGCAAGAGTAAGAACATCAGCCTCTTTGAATGAAGCAGCGTCATTGAATCGCTGATAGTTTATAGCTGTTGCTGTTCCAGCAGTTGATACAATGGTCTGATAGGTAATACCTGCACCAACTGTGGGAAGTGAATTACCGATTCCAGTTTCCAAAGTAACTGAAGTATTAGCTACAAAACTAGCAATCTTGATACCACCGTTGCCGGGAGACAGGAAAACGGTTCCAGTAGTAATACCAGAAGTGCTGTTCACATTAATTGTGGTTGCATCCGCAGCAGCTGCAGAAGAGATGGTCGTTACACCAATATTCAGGAGATCCTGAACTTCGGGATTTACTCTACTAAGAACTCTAACTTCAACAGAACTGTTACCATTCTGTGCATCAGTGGTAACACCAGTAATGATACCTCTAAGAGCACCTGTAAAAGTATTAACAGCACCATTTCCAGGGATGTTAACAGAGTTTCTTGTTGTGGTAACAGCAGTTCCAACAACCAGATTCAATGCTCCGGGATTAGTAGAAGCAATACTAACAACCTGGTCCGACTTGTTGTCAATAGTACAGACTTTCAGATCGGTTCCCCACTCACCAGGGTTTCTTGCTGCCCAGTAGTAGGAAGTATCAGTGGTGTGGTTGAGATCAAAATCATCTTGATTTTCAATTACAACAGTTGTAGATGCACCACCAACAGCAGCGTTTGCATTATTAAGGTTATTACCACCGACTCTAACAACCTTAAGGATTCCACCATATGAGAGGAAAGAATTTCCAGTCATCCAGTATTCGTACTGTCTGTCAGTTCCAATTGGCTGACCAAAAGTATCCAGGAATTGTTGTTGGGTCTCAATCGTAATTGGCTCATTTACGGGTCCGATTGGGAATGGACCAGCGATTGCACCAATGTTGTCAAGAACGTTCTCAGCTCTTCCAACAGTTAAGTCAACTTCCCTGACTAATACTCCTGGAGATAATTGAGGAGTAGCCATGTTTTCTCTCTCCTATGGTCTCAATTTAACTAATATTATTTAGAAATTTGACCTTTTTGAAGACGAAAACAAGACGAAAACTACCAGTCTGGATATTCCCACCGAGACCTTGGGCACTTGTCCTTCTTTTTATCTCTCACATATTCTATAAAACACTCCTTACACACATAAGAGTATGATGATGGCACTGGTCCTCTATCCTTTCTTGTTCTATAAAATCCATCTACGAGGTTCTTGACTTCACCACAACTCTTACATTTTCTATCAGTAAGTAATAGATGATTTAATTCAATCTGTTCATCAAGATTCATTAATAGTTCCAGAGCTCCCATCCACCAGCATTACTTCCATACTCATCATAAGGACTAGCAGTGGTCCATCGATCACCCTCAGAGTCAACAAAAGTCCCTTCATCTAAACCATCATTCATGAAACCAAAAGGTGCCATGTCCTGTTCAATCTGGTTTTTCTGTTCTTCATATAATCTCTTCCGAACATCCTGATCTGTCAGTTCTTTAAAGTAATCCTGTGCAACCAACCATGCGTAGATGACCAGACACATAGCCAGGTCATCATTACATCCCTCTTCTGCCTCAAACGAATTATTCTTTTGAATAAAGGTAGTCAGTTCTGAAATAATTTCATAGTCATTAAAGGTAACCTTGTCTCCCTCAATCATAGTCTTAAGGTTCAGTGATCCCACCTTCTTGACAGTCTTTGACATCTTGACACCTAACTGTGTCTTATTTCCAGAGAACCCTTGTCCTACAACCTGACCTGCTCTACCTCTCATGGAACACATCAGTAAATTCTGATACTCAAGGTCATACTGTAGGATAGAAGCAACTTGATCTCCTATATCATTGACCTCACATAAAACAAATGCATTGTTGTATTGTTTGACTACCTCCCAGATGACATTAGGGAACAACATTGGTTTAATTTCATTGTTCCGATACTTGGCTACAATCTTATGGGGAAACGATGTAATATCGGCAATGATGAATGCTGAATAGTCATTACCCACACCACGTGCCACGTCAACCGTACACACATAGTCGTGGTCTTTTATGGGTTGTTCATAAATATCCAATCCAGCATTCTTTTGGAGTGGACTATCGTACACCATAGACTTTAATTTACTAGGTGCAATCAATGTATCGACAGAACCAAGGAACTCACATTCAAACTCAATCTTGAACTGTTGTTCAGATGTGTTTGCAATAGTCTGTTCTTTCCAGATTTCATCCCTACCAGGGACCTCTGACCAGTGAACATCTGTGGGAACATATTCATTCTTACCTTTCTCAGCATCATGCCACATACGGTAGAAGTGATTCATACCGTGTGGGGTAGAGACGATGATTACCTTTGTGCTTTGACCGGAAGTAATAGTAGGATAAACAGAGGCAAAGAAGGCATCTGCAATATGGTTTGGAACGAAGGCAAATTCGTCGAGGAAGAGAATGTTAAACGACATGCCTCGGACAGCACTTGCAGACGTAGAAGCAGCCAGAATCTTTGATCCATTTTCTAATTCAATGTTACCTTTGTTCCATACAAGAACACCCTGTTGCATCCACTTGGGTAAGTTCTCATATGCTGTTGCCAGTCTAGCTAAAAGTTCTCTAGCCGTTGTAGCTTTATTTGCCAGGATACCAATATTAACACTATCATTGAAGATAGCATAGTGTAAAAGATACGAGACACAGGTAGTCGATTTACCAGTCTGACGTGGCATCTTACAGATGTTAAATCTGTTGTTATGAAACCTGTCAATCAATTTCTCTTGGAAATCGTAAGTCGTAAAAGGCTGAAGACCATGATCCAGAGTAACGATCTGAACATAATTACGAGCAAAATAGATAGGGTCTTCCCTACACTTTAGATACTCCTGAATTTGTTCTTCAGTAAATTCAATAGCGGTATTCGCCTTCTTAAGAAGGGGATTACCCAAGTAAACATCATTTGCCATATGAATATTAAGGACTTATCTCAATCAACATTTCCACTTTCTTAGAGCCAAAGCCTTACGGGTAGGTGACCCATCAGGCTTCTTCATTGGTCCCTTGACTCCACCCATTCTTGCACAGAAGGATCGTTTTCTAGGACCGCCTTCAGGTTGAGGAGCCTTGAGATCAGAACCAGGATTCTCGCGTTCGTAAGATTTGCGTCCCTTTTCATTTAGACCACCAGTTTTACTTTTACCTTCCTTTCTCTGCCATGCAGCAGACTTCTCATCAAGTTGTTCAGTCTCCTCTTTTACACCCATATTCAACATGGGTTCACCGGGCTTGTAAGGAACAATGTCAAATCTTTGTACTACACATCCTGGATAGATTTTATCAAGTGCCTCTTGTACATCCTTTCTTGAAGGCTTCTTGACTTCGGGGAAGAACAGTCTCATCATCATATATCTGGACTTCCAGTTGAATCCTACCAGATAGATGTTTCCATACTGCTGAGGAATTCTTGCAGCCTCAGACATTGTAATTCCAAGATCTTCATTGGTGACTACATCGATCACCTCAGCGAACTTTTTTCCGTCTACATCCTCCAACTCAACACTCTCATTTCTCAGAGCTTCAATAACTCTTTGTCTTTCTGATACCTCTACCTCTTCGTTTTTGGGAACACAGTTGGGAACCATTCTTCCACCTTTCTTCTTCATGCCAACTTGCTTATGAGTGTCCCAACATGGATCACCATCGGCCTTTCCTTCAGATACACCAGCAGCTCTAAGTCTCTTTGCTTGACTTGTGTGCATCTTCACAGCAGCATCCAACTCTTTCGCAATTCCCTTCACACCCTTATTTTTCTTCTCCTCACTTACCTCAACTTCTTCTTTCTTGACACAGTTTGGATATCTCTTACCAAACATAGTCTTCATACCTTTCTTCTCATATCCCTTCCAGCACTTCTCGTCAATTACATCAACTTCAATACCAGCGGCTCTCATTGCCTTGATCTGGATATCAGAAAACTCAGGAAGGGCCATATACTCTTCTTTCTTAGTTGAGTTACCCCAGTTGGCAGCACCAACCTTACGGCATTTTACCAGAGCACCCGAAGCATAAGCAGAAGGCCACACAGAATAACGAGACTTGACCTTATGGTAACAAGCATCTTTTGATCCACTGCCTTTACCTTTCTTGTCTGACTCTTGTATTTCCATGTTGAATTCCTCGTTCTTCTTTTTGGGTTTGTCGGTTGCAACGTATGTTGGTTTTGCAGCACCAGACTTTTGTTGTTGTCGGGGATCTTTTCTCTTCTTTCTTCTAGCAGCAGAAAGTCTCTCGGACTTACTCATACTCGCTCTTTTCGCTGAAGAAACACATTTTGGTGTTCCCTCTCCAGGTTCATCACTTGCACAGGTTCCACCCGTTACAACATTAACCCAACCACCTTTACCATCTTTAGATTTAGATCCCTTAAACCACTTATGAAGGGATCCCTCTCTTAAATTTTCTTCCACGATAAAAAGAGCTCTTATGTTATATTTAGACAGAAGCGGATGGATTGACTATTACACTACCTTCAAATGCTTTGGTAACAGTGCCTACACCGGATGTGATGATAATATCGTAGAAGTTCCTTCCGTTAGTCAGTTGTGTGGTTACACCAACTGTCATCGACAATCCAATAATTCCTGTTGCTGATGTGATACCAACAGTAAAACTATGTTGTTTAGTTGCCTCAGGAAACTTTCTTATCTTAGCAACAGCAGAGTATCCTGTCAGATTGAATACAGACTGGTCAGGATTTTTCATCTCAAAGTTATGAGAAAAATCAGTTCCCTTATCAATTTGAATATTTACTGATTGAGCTACCATTTTCTCTTTTTAAGTATTTAGATCTTTGTTTACCTTTTTAAGCATTTTTTGTAGGTCTGCTGTGGATCCTACAAACAGTGCATTATTGGTAACTGAGGATGGTCCCTTCTCCTCTTCCTTATTAACATCTTTCAACTTCTTCTGTAGATCCATGAGTTTGTCCGTGGCATCAGACACACTCTTAATTAACTGACCAGCAACCTCATAAGCACGAGGCATCTCACTTTCTTGAGCAAGTTCTAGGATACCGTTGATTGCCTCTTGTCCTTTTTCAATGATTGAATATAGATTACCCCTGGTGTATTCATAGTCTTTACGGATATCTTCCTTGGAGTTTTCAAACTTGGCCAATTTCGCATCGATATCATTGGATTTTACCTTTTCAATTTCAACGGGTGTCACATCAAATGTTTCGTTGAGTTTTTCATACTTATCCATAATTTAACCTCAGAACACGTTCCCGTCAAATCCAAAGTCATCACCTACCTCAATCTTAACATTATCTGCCTGATTGATTGTAAAGACTTTAGATCCTAATACATGATTTTGAATCGGGGATTTATCCTGTGCCCTTCTTACGAGGATCTTGTTACCGGTGACAGTTTCAACATACATCTCCTCTTGATCGATATAGATATAAGATCCTTCTGGAATCTGAGTTCCGTCCTCAACATCAATGACGGTTTCAACCATGTCTACATTCTCTGCAAGAAGAGTAGCAACTACACCATCATAGTCCTTAATCGCTCTGGGTGTGGCCTGATATGTGATATCTCTTTCGTATTTGTTCGACCTGGATCCAGCAACATAACCAATAGTAACCTTCTTGACGATATCCTTGCTTACATCGGTGAGTGGTCCGAACAGCATTGTTTTTGCTGTAAATGTGAATGTATAGATGAGTGCTCTTCTTGTATCGAAGTTACCCTCATATTCATCAGTCATATCAATGTTTTCAAGAACAACGGGAGTATTGACAACTTCCTCATAGTCCCCTAAAAATTTAATTGGAATGGTATATCCTGGTTGAAAATAGGGAACAATCTGTTCTGTAATTTGTAGCATGTCGTCATTCAGTTTTGTATAAACTGAAAGGACAATAGTCATATTATATGGAACAGGTAAAAATGTTTTTCTCTCCTCTTCACCATTTACGTTAGTGATGACCATACTTTGAGTCTTGGTTGACTTCCTGGTTGGATCATACGCAAGATTTGTAAATTCAAATGACATCCGAGGAAGGGTCATTTGAGTAGGATGATTCAAATCAGGGTTTTGTTGCAACCTTGCAAGAAATTTTTGTGTAGGTCCATAAGCAAGAGGAACTTTGATGACACTAAAATCATCACCACCCTCATCTTTCTTCTTGATTTGAATTCCATTAAAAAGGGAACCGAAACCAATGATTACGGATCTAAAAATCTCGTTGTAAAAATACTCAAACATTATTTTACACTGTTACACCTCTATTTAACAGTTTTAAATCAGGGCATTCCAAATGGATTACTGGATGAGAAGTCGATAATCTTATCTGCCGCTATCTCAATTGTATCATTATCAGCAAAGGGTGTGACCAAATCATCCTCATTTGCACTACCAATTACATACTTTGCACCTGAGGTTGATCCAGTCAAGAACTCTCCCTTAATAAATGTTCCATCTATAACACCAACCTCCATTGTATCCGTTACCGTATTCCATTCCTTAACTCGTGCTGTAGTTCCACTAGTTGATCCGGTGACCACTTCATTAAATACAAACTCACCACCAACATTTACACCGTCAGATATTGATTTAGGTGGATCGATAAACACAACGGGAGTAAAGTCATAACCACTACCACCATTGACAATATAAATGGCTGTCACTATTCCTGAAGAGTTGATAGTTGCTATACCAACAGCAAATTCTTCTAGACTTTGAGCACCATTGTCGAAGGTAAAGGATGTAGAATCAAAATGAGCAGTTGTGCTATCAAACCCAACACTAGCACGTTCACTTCCTATTGCGACCTTAGGAGCAGAAGTGTAACCAGCACCACCATCTGTGACAGTAATAGACTGAACTGATCCATTAGTAGAAATTCCAGTAGTTGCTGCAAATCCTGTTCCACCACCACCATTTACAGTAATCATTGGTGGTTCTGTGTATCCACATCCAGTGTTAGTTAATAGAATTGCAGGGACTACACCACTTGTTCCCTTACACCCAGGATATGAATATGAAACTGATGCTATACCAGCTGCAGTAGTTTCACCAGCTGGTGCAGAGGAGAATCCAACAGTGGGAGTAGATCTAAAGTTTCTACCCATATTGGATATGAAAATTTTATTGACTGCACCTGACGCACAGAAACCAGCTGTCGCAGTTGCTGTTCTTCCAGCACCAATCAGATTAAGTGTTTGAATATATCCAATCTGTGCAATCTCATCATCAATGGTCTCGATTCCAGTATCGATAACCTCATCCTCATATCTGTAGAGTTCACACTTCAGTTCATAAACATAATTCTTCTTGAGTTGATAGAAAGGTTGTTCATGTTCTACAAACTTGATCTCAAATAGTCTGTCACCTAGAGGGAAGTAAATCAAATCCCCTTCCTTCGGTCTAGTAGCCAATTGAATATTTGAGATCTGTTTTGTTAGTGGTGTAATATAGTTTTCAAATCTTTCTCTTGAGATGACGAGTGTCAGGTCATCTCTATTCTCGATACCAAACTTTGATAAAATGGTTCCCTGACCACCATATCCCTCGTAACTATCAACATATGCTTCAAGAGGATATGCGTTCTTGAATTCAGATTCGATTACTTCTCTGATGATGGTTTTTGTAGTCGCGTAAAGTCTAGGGAGATAAAAAACCTCCACACCATACATCTTTAGTTGTTCGTTGACGAGACTCTGAATCAGGTTCTGTTCAGATGATGTGCCGTTAAGAAAGAATGGATTTAACATATATCATCACCCGATAAGGTCAAGGGGTGGAATCTCATATGTACTCAACATGCTCTCTCTGATTCTATCGATTTCTGTTTGGGCATCATCGTATAATTGTCTTCCATTAAACTCAATACCACCAGGAAGTTTAACACCCTGGAACTTAATCAAGTTCTGACCCCATTGCCTCTTAATTAATGCGGTAAGGTATGGTTTCAGGAATGAATCATTAAAGACTCTTGGAGAATCATTGGGATCCAATGTTCTGAAACAATCAATAATCAAGAACTCTCCCGCTCTTAAATTATTCCAATCAATATCTAGATACATTCTATCTTGTCTCTGATTGAATCTAATTTGTTTATGTGTATTCAGGAGGAAATTCATCGTCTCCAGATACGACATTGCCATAGAGTATGACAGTAAATTGGTAGCTCCAAAATAGTAAATGTCATTTAAGAACATCTGATATTTGAAACTAAACATATTTGACATACTCATCGATTGTGAGTCGTCAAACTGATATACTTTGTTTATTCCAATAACACTTGGCGGAACTTGTATAAAGTTACTGTTCTCATTAAATGTGAATGTAGTGGCTGTTCCTCCAATGGTGGCAGTCGCAGTGGTTGTAGCTATACCAACTGAACCACTATCATTTGGAGGTGCACCTGATGGTCTGGCTCTACCTCTATCAATATCTGCTTGAGTAACCTCATATTTCAGATATACCTGTGTTACACCGTCAAAGTGTCTCTCATGAAAGTATTGAATCGCATCATCTACTAGATCTTGAACTTGCTCTTCAGCAACATTGATCTCCAAAACAGGAGCACCTAACTGCCTCAAACAATAATCAATGAGTTCTTGTCTAGTACTAGGCTGAGCCATTTATAGTGGTCCTATCTATATGTCTATTTATTTAATAACTCAGTGATAGAATTCAGCATATTTTTAATCTCATTCACATCACTCTTGATGTTAACTACTTCATCTTGAAGACTGTCAAATTTAAGTTTGTCCTCTTTGAGTTTTTGTCTATTCCTGACGTAAGTGTTATACTCAAGATTGTTCTTGTTCACAATTGCACCAGAATGGATGTCTCTAAAATAGCCATCCATTCCTTCGACTGGGATAAGGTTATTCATCACGCAAACGACAGAGCTCTCAGACTTCTGATAAAGGGTGCATTAGCTTGGTTAGTTGATGTACCAATGATTTTAATCCTGAAGGATGTAAATGGATTGATGTCATCAACGCTAAACTTATACTCTCTGTATTCATTGATAAGTGGTTCTGGGCTGTAAGAATCAACCTTGGGAACTTTCTTATCGGGTGTTCCATTATTATTTGCAATATTAAGAATGGAACCATTAATATCCTTATTCTTGAATCCGGGGAAGGGAACAAAGATACACTCTTGAACAGGACCAGTCTGATTCAGTGCGTAGAATACTCTGATGTCACCAAAGTTGGAGACATAACCATCAAGTAACACCTGAAGTGAGGTGGCAGGATTCTCAAGTTCTACATTCTTACTCACATAGACGAATCTATTGGGATCATCTGATACTCCATTAACCTTAAAGTCCCCTGCATAATCAGTGACAGGTCTGTTGACTCTATTACTGGTGAACACTACTGATGCATTGTCAAGGTCAATAACTGGACTGATACGAGAGTTGTTGGTCAACAGAGTGAAGTTCATTGAGAATGACTTCTTACCAGGGAAGAGATCAGCGTTAAGTTGAAGTGCTTCATTTTGAGGTGATGCAACCATCATCAAATCATCAAAGTAATTCTTATCAAAGAGAGTTACTTGTTTAAATCCTTTATCAAGATAAGATTCTTGATTTCCAGATACACTAGCAGCAGAGATTGTTCTAGCTTGAGTAATCAGGTTAGTTCCAAGTGGAGTAATTGTTGTGACCTTGGGTGTGATCAAATTAAATGGGAGATTGTAAGATCCCTTGACAAAAGGACCACCGCCAAGTTTACTCTCTCTGAAATAAAGTGGTGGGAATCCCTCAGCATTTGCAGGTGCCCTATTGACACCGTTTGCATTCATCTGAACCTTGACATAATAATAATCAAGTCCGATGGGAGCTTCGTCCAATTCACTTGCGTTGACATTTGCAAGTTGATGTTCAGTGTTGATTCTTCTTAGAGATACACCGTCAAGTTCATACTTGTAAACCAGTTCACCAGCATTATGTCTTGTGACAGTGGTGTTGTCAACACCTCTTGTGATACCTGTTAGAGTTCTGCCATTAGTACCAGTGTAACTAATAATCTCTTCACCAATTCTGACATATCCAGGATTAGTTCCAGCTACCCCTATGTTTTCAAATGTATTGTAACCATTAGCATTAGCAGACTTATCTAGAGTTATAAAAGTAGATGAACTGAAGGGATATGCTACTGCCAGAGTCCGAGGTGGATGATCAGATCTGATATCACTGAGTGTAACTCTGTTTACATTGGAATTGAGACCGTGGTTTCTTTGGAAGACTCGGATATAAGATCCTTCATGATTGATTCTAATAGGTGCAATTGGGAGAACAGCACCACCAACACCATTGAGTTCTGTTGTAAATCCAACAGCATTCTCGTAGTATAATGGGTAAGATGCGTTTGTAGTAAAGTTACCTTGAACATTGTCAAGAACAAGGGTATTATTACCAAGAGTCTGATCTACAGAAAGTTGAATACCACTTCCAAGGTTGAGGGATCCGGGTCCGACAGGTGTCAGAACATCCCCAACGACATAACCAGAACCCCCTGCATTAATTGTGGCTGCAATAGCAACCCCACCATTAATCGTAATGTCAACAGTGGCATTAACACCCTTACCAGTAATAGCAGTCAGAGCGACACCAGTGTAGGTGAATCCTAGTGAAGACGGTGTATAACCAACACCAGCATTAGTGATTGTCAAATCTGATGTGGCAGATCCTGCAAATGCAACTAGAGTTCCTTGAGAACCAATACTCAACTGTTTGACAGTTCTCCCTTTGACAAGCCCTCCGTCACTTACCAACTTGTTCAGTCCAAGTCTGATTTGTCTGGACTCAATGGTAAGACCGTTGGGGTCAATTTGAGAAAGATCAGAGGGTAGTTCAGGGTTAAACATAGATACAGTGCCCTGTGACTTAAAGTTTGCAACATACATTGTAAACTTAAGATCTTCATATTGAGATGGTGTCCATACAGAAGCGTTCTGTGACTTAAACAGTGAACCAAGTAGAGGTTGTTCGGTAACAAGAATTTGTCCAGCCTCTTGATTTGTAGATGTAACATCTGGCTCACCAAGTCTACTAATCCAAACTCGATACTCTGTAGAGTGTGACAGAAGAACCATTGCATATTCTTTCTGTGGATTGAGATATACAGGTGCCTTAAGAGTGACAGTTGTGGGAACAGTGCCATCCTCACTTAAATTAACATCCTTGGGATCGATAGAGACTGCAGAGAATGGAAGAACCCTTTCTGTTGGTGTTCCAAGCTTGGTGTCTCTAAGTTCAAATAGAACGGGAACATTCTCGTCCTTAGATTGGAAGAATAGATCAATTTTAGTAACAAAAACACCACTCAAGTCATCTACAAAGAATGTCTGAGCAAGAGGGTCAACTCTTGGTGGTGGAGGTGGGGGTGGGAAAGCCTTGAAGTTCTGACTTACTCCAACATCAGTAGAGGTTTGAGTGTCCGTAGACTGAACATTAATAGTATTGGAAACACCCGTACCACCAATAATTCTAGACTGTGTAAAGTCCTCTCTTCTTACAGTTGCATTTCTCAGAGACAATGTTGTTTCTTGAGTGACATCAACACTACCCTCAGAATAGAAGATAGACTCACCTGCAGTAGATACAATACCTTCAATTCTACTATTGATCTTACTACTTGTAAGTCGGAAGTTTGATCTTCCAGTTTCAAATGATGGGTTAGAAGGATTGTTACCATTAGGAACAAAGTAGGAAGCGATAAGTGTTCCAACTCTGTCAGTTATCATTCTGACATTTGTAACTTTGGCCTGAGCACCACTGGTTTGACCAGTGAGGATCATAGACTTGGCAATAAATCCAGTGAACTGTGGGAAGTCCTGAGATTGAAGACTGAAGGTATCAATATTCAGTACACTAGAAGCAGATGAATAGATGTTGGGGAATACTACATCTCTATTGTAAGGATTACTATCAAAGAAGTCAGTGGGTGCATTATAAGGACCATACTTGTGATTATGTACAGCTACTCTGAAGTCAATTGAAGCAACAGTAGCACCAGTGGTTACCTGAGATCCACCGTCATCCATTCTACCTTTAACAGTTTCACCAACAACGAAGGTTCCGTTAATCATCTCAATTTCGATGAGCTTTGGAGTCATGAAATTATTGACATCCACATCATCAAAGAAGGAATAGACTCTTGTAAATGGCTTGAATCTCGTTCCAATAACACTAATGTTACGAGACCTCATAAAGTGAACAATCTCTCTTCTTACAACTCTATCACCAAGAGACTCAGTATCAATTCTTTCGTTAACAAAGAACTGTCTTCCAGATCTAGTCTGAGAAAGATTGACAGAAGTGGTAGCTGTAATCGCGTTGTTGGTTGTTACAGTCTTGGTCGTATTCTTTGTTGTGACCGTGGTTGACAGCGTACCAGTTCCAATATTCTGATTAGAACTCGACTGATTAGTATTAGTGGAACTAACAGAGCTACTGGATACCTTATTTGAAAGTGACGTATTTACATCAACACCAACTGTTTGCCAAGAATTCCAGGTTACAGGAGATACACCTGTTCTAGAACCATCAGCTGCAGTGGATACCTCAGCACCCAATGCCTCAGCAATGCCTTGGAAGGAACCCTCCATCATCACTTCATTTACCTCAAGTCTATTGACATCAATCCATACATCTACTTCTGGAATGAGTTCAATATCACCTTGCCAGAACTGTACAAGGAATGGAGTAACATTTTCTACTCTTGTAGCAAAAGGTTGTTCCAACCAATTTTCATCTTCATAATCAAGTGTGATAACTCTATCACTCTTCTTAACATTGGCACCTACAATGTCTGCAAAGTCTGCATCCTGGTTTGCATTTGACGTGGTTCCAATACCAGCAATAGCAGTTGTTCCAAGTTGAAGGTTAAGAGCAGTGGTGTAGTGAGATGGTCTAAGGACTCCATTCTCTATATCGATGGAGTTTCTGATACCGATAGAACTATCCTGTGGTTCCAGGGATGTGAAGTTATCGACAAAGATACCAGACTTGAATCTATTTTGACCGTTTGCATCCTCAACAAACAGATTAAGAGTATTAGTTTCCAGTTGACTAAGTGAAGTGTAATACTCAAGATTCTTGATTCTCTGTTCCAATTTAGAGATATCACTCATTTGATATCTCTTATGTTCAATAAATTTAACTTGAGCATCACCCACATCATACAGATATGCTGGGAGATATACATTAGCAATGTTCATTACATTACTAAGACTATCGGGAAGAAGTGGGAAGTCATCAGGAGTTCCGGCCACATATCCCAGTGTTCCGTCTTTATCAATGTAAATTCTATCAGCTCTTGGGAGATAGTAATTGTAATCTACAGTTAGAGACTCATCAGATGCAATAATATGTCTGGCAGATTGTTTATTACCATTTGATGTTCCATCAACAAAGTTTCTTCCACCAAATTCAAAGGGAGATCTTCCACCCTCTGTTACAACATAATCTGTCAATCTAGGTCTTACATCAATAATGTCAGAGTTTCTTACATTATCTACACCAGAAATTTCTGTGCTATAGTTGTAACCGACATAAGAGTTGATCGTTGTGATATCACCTTCATCACCTGCATCATACGAAGATGATGCATAATAGACACGAATTTTCCTATTAGGAATTTGTGCTTCTGCGTTTCTAATAATTCTTGAATAATCGTAGAAGGTTCCTCTTTGACCATTGAAGAATTGGAAGTCTTCTGTAATTTCTTTGGAACCAAGGCTGACACTAGATGTGACAGCATTAACAGTTGAAGACTCAAATTTCACAACCTCTGCATTAGCAAATACAGTCTCATTCAAATAAGTAAAGAAGATCGCGGTGTCATCCAACTTCTGTAGGTAGATGGCTTTTGCACCACTCGTTTGACCTGTAATAATCTCACCAACAATAAGATCATTAGTTGTTCCAGTAACACCATCCAACTGTGAAAGTGTCATGTTAGGAGATACAGGATCACTTTCATCTTCTGATTGGAAGATACCGTGGATTTTATATACATCAACGGTATTCAGAGAAATCTCCCTATCCTGAACTCTAGTACCATATGGCCAATTACCTGTGGTCAAACCATCTCCAAGAGAAGTTGAACCAATACCAGATGCTGTAGTATTAGATTTATTAATAATCAAATCTTGAGCAATATTTCTAATCTTTGTTTTCGACTTAACATCAGTTTTTCTAATGGTTGTAATCAACTTGGTATTTGGATCATTAGAGCCAAGTCCATTAATCTTAAGTGATTTAGAACCATTGGTAAATTCAAACTTATCTTCGGTTAATACTTCAGTTCCACCATCAGATCTGATAAGAATGTATCTCTCCTCATCAAAGGGAAGGAATACTTCTTTGTCTTCAGTATTAATAACAGGTGTTGAATTGTTATTGATTGATGTAGTATATTGTCTTCTAATTACAATCTCAGAATCAACAAGATTTACTGATGATACATTTGCCTTGGGTAGTGTGCTATACAGTGCTCTATTATTTGCTTGGTTACCAGAACCTGCAACACTTCCAGTTCCCTTTGTGGAAAGTAGTTCAAAGTTTTGAACTTCAGTGACTGCTGCCGGGATCGTTCCGTCACAAACACCATTTACAGTGGCAACAGCCTCTACAGTAATGTTTGTTTTAGCAACACCAATAACTCTGTTCAAAGTAGCAATATCAAATCCAGGTTTAGAATATCTGACAATATTACCAATAGAAGCAATACCCACGAATGAGAATCCGGGATCAGCTGGAATCGAAATTAGTGATTCACCACCACCTGAAGCAGATACATTTGCCGAACCAAAATTACGAACTTTTGATTGGATAGTGTCTGCAGTAAAGGTTGCGGCTGTTCCTACAATACTAAAGACTGATTTAACATCAGACAATTTATGATTTACATCCTTGACAATAAATCTTGCATTGTCGAGGACACCATTGAAGAGTAGTCTTTCTCCTTTAAGAAACTCACCTTGAACATTTGTGGCTACAATTGAAGTTGAGCTTGCTACATTAGCATTAAGAAAACCTTTTGCACCACTAGATTCACCTTCAATATGTGTAGAGGTGTTTAGAGTGACAGCTTCATTAATAGTGATGGTTGAGAATAATTGAACATCAAACAATGACAAATCCCAATTATTGAGATTCGGGAATGCTGTATCGTAAGAACCAGTTTCTAGGGCAAAATCATAAATTCTAGCAACACCAATTTCTTGTCCAGGAGCAGTAAGAGAATTAACACCAATCCTTTGATCTCTCAAACTAACAGTAAGAGAGGTGTTGATACCAATGGTTGCTGATCCAGTTACTCTATTCAGGTTAAGAGTGGGTCCAAAACCAAAATTGACAGCTTGATCTTCGACTTTCTTGGTTGATCTAGGCTTATTGAAGTCAATAAGGGTAGGGGAGATTGTCTCTACCTCATATCCTCTACAATATGCCTTTCCTGGTGAGATCTTATAGATTCCAAGATCATCACTGGGAACACTTCCTCCCTGTGTTGTTTGATTTGAATTATAGATACCTCTATTTCCTTCATTGTTGTTAAGACTGTTCTTAACCGAAGTTACAAATTCCTTGATATAATAGTTACCGGACTCATCAAAGGTTCTTCTCGCAAATTCGTCCCCAATGAAGTTATAATCAGTATTTTTGTTAATAAGACGAAGAACTCCATCTTTTACCTCCGAAAGTTGAACAAAATTGGTCTCGTCATATCTACCTAAGGGTTTTTTAGACAGAGTTGTTGATATTTTAAGCCTATCAGCACCAGGTGCAGTGAAGTTGCTAAATCCGTTTGCATTATCATTAAGTGATGGATCGACATCAGAAGAAACAATTTCCTCAATGACATCAAGACCAACTCTATATGATGGTGTATTACTATATTGATCAAGTATCAGTGTTTGAGAGTTAACGTTTACAAAGTATCCTCTCAGGAAATAAACACCTTGTGATATGTTGAAGGAAGAACCAACGATTGCTGCATCTTGAGGTATAGTGGTTGCAAATCCCTCTCCAACAGAAATAAATGTTGATGCATAAGTAATATTTGTACTTGTCGTCAGAATCTCACCATCTTGGAAGGTTTGTGTCTCTTCATCAGAAGATGGTGAATTCTCATAGTTTACATATAGTGTAAAAGTATCTCTTTCAGAATCACCATCGGTTATATAAGTGACTACCTTTGCTGTAATACCGGATGTGGCACCAGTAATTTTAGTTCCTACTAATTGATCGAGATAGATTCCAACAGGAATGCCAAGAAACTCGGGTTCAATCTGAATACCGAAGAAATCTTTAACATATGTAAGATCTCCAGGAATAACCTTTGCACCCTCTTTGAAGAAATGATTTCCCATCTCCTCAACTTGATTCTGAAGAATAGACTGCAGACCAGTTAGTTCTCTAGACTGAACCGGGAACCCCGGTTTGAACAAAATCTTGTAATAATTTGAGGATGGATCAAAGTCGTCAAAATATGGAGCGACATTGAGATTAGTTTCCTGTGGCATATCTCTTTAGAATTGCAAGATAACTTTTACGTCTTCTTTCTGTGAAGATGATCTAGTAACAGAAGGTCTGTTATCAACATAAATGATGTCACCAGAGTATTTTTGAGACTCTGGATTGGAAACTCCACTCGTGAATTCCTGACCCAAGAAGTATGTACGATTATTTATCGTAGTAGATACACCTGAGAACGACTGATCAATGTTTAGAGTATTTCCTGTGGTTGGATTAATTTGAACACTACCACCTGTCACTGGTGAAGCAGTAAATCTAATTTGTTCAAAACCAAATTTTGGATTTGAGTTTTGAGTGCCATCTGTGTTGAAACCAGCAGTCCGTCTATCTTGCCAGTATTTTAAAACACCAGTTTGTTGATCGTAGGACACAACTTTACCGATGGCCGTAGAACCCAAACCAACAGTTTGAGTAAAAGTAGTATCTGCAGTAAAGACAGCTTCACTAAATCCGGTTCCAACAAGCTTCAAAGCGTAGACAGCACTAGCTTTATCGGTAGTCAGGTTGATCGTTGAATTGAAATTTTTGGGATTTTTGACAATTCCGACCTGTGCAAACTGATTTCCAGTGATAAAATCGGGATTTTGGGTGTCATTTTCAAATCTTGCATAAGAGAGGACATTATTTGCACCCAATTCACGGTAAATATCGGCTCCATGACCTCCAGGAGGAGGAATAATGACGTTAAAGATAGGATCTACCGTTCCAGTAGGAACTCCACCCTCTACCAAATCCAATGTTCCGAAAGAATATCCGTTTCCTCCGTTAGAAATGGTTACAGATTCAATTTTTGAGTCATTATTAACGACAACAGTGGCCTCTCCGCCCCTTCCATCACCTCTAATTGGCACTCTAGTGTAGGTAATATTGGCTGTTCCAATACCAACACCACGATTTCTGATGGTCACAATCTTAATTTGACCACTTTTACCTGCATTTTCTCTTACAGAAGTATAAGATGAGTCAGTTTCCCAATCGTTAGGAACTGGAATAAAGTTTGTAGAGTCAAATTTAATGATTTGATTGGGTTTAATTGTGTAAAGATACTTCCAAATGTAACCATCACCACTACTTCCAGCCTCTCTGGGCTCCAAATCAGTGAAATTTGGTTCATCCAGAGAAGGTCCGCCTCTAAAACTATTCTCTGGATTTGCATTATTGAACAAACAGATATAAACCTTAAACTCACTATTCATTACATAGAAGTTAGAATCGTAAATATCCAGTGCTCCAGATGGTTGCGATGGATTATTTCTATCAATATCGTTTCTCCACATATCATATGTGGTACCTGACTGCCAGGTAATCTTCTTAACAACCTGACTTACATCCCCAGAGTTGATCTTTTTCAGGGCCAACATAGTATCCCAATAATAATTGGAATCATCTAAGCAATCCTTAGGTGCAGGAGGATTAGAATTCCAGTCACTCTGGAACTCGGGAGCATCTGGAAGACCAATCCATGCGTAATATGAATTAGAAGAATTCTGTACTGAATCTACAAAATTCTTTGCATTCAAAATACGAAGTTGATCAGTAATTATCGCAGCCATTGTTTAGAGGACTTTTTTCTTATTTAGACGTTATATTAGACTGTAAACTTGTTAGGATATACCACCACAGTTCCACCCATACCGGCATGGTTTGTGCATTGGTAGTAAAGTGTATTTGGTGCATCAAAGGGAACTTCAAATTTAATAACACCACTAGCGGCTGCATTATTGGTTACACCAGTACTATATGCTGAACCACCATTTGATTCTCTGATTTCAAACGGATGGGAACCACCTGAGTTATTAACAAACTGATAGGTTTGACCTCTTGCAAGATAAATTACTGGGTCAGATGTACCATTCAGATTTCCTGGACCAGTGAATGTGTAGTGACTAGAACCACTTGCACCTAGTGTCCATTGAGAAGTAACTAGATTATTTCCAATAGCAGTGATAAGACCAACATTATATGTTTCAGTTCCTGTACCAACAGTTCCATCTGATTCTTTATTGACTAACTCCTTCCAACCAACATGGGCGAAATACAATTTGCCGGTATTATGTGCATGAGCAACAGCACCGTGGTATGTACTAGATGATGGGAAGTCGCTATAATTATTGTAATAGAATGGGATGACATTATTGGTGTCAGTACCAATCATTCTTCCTTGGAATGTTGAAACACCGGAAACATTTAACTGCTGAGTTTGTATGATTCCAAAGACAGTTACACCGACACCAGTGGTTTCAAATTTCTTAGAATTGTTGTAGTAGAGTTCTACCTCATTACGTTTAAAAATTGCTCTAGGATAATCAAAACTACCATCAGATATTTTTACATCATCATTAAGTCCAGATCTAAGTTTTAAGTCATCAGCTGAACCTATAACTAAATCAGCAGTACCAGACCTGATCAGACTTCCTACAAATCCTCCAGATCCATTTTCAAATCGAAGTTGTGAATTACTATTATTAATAATTATCTGTTGAGCAGTTACTTCTACATTACCAGCAAATGTGGAGACACCAGCAACAACTAATGTATTTGTGCTAACATTGGCGGTTGAAACACCACTAGCCGTTGATGCGATAGTGGTTATACCAGCAGTGGTCTCCACTGTAATATTACTACCAGCAGAAATCAGTGTAGTAATACCAGTTACACCTGATGCGTCTGCACCTGTCAGAGTCGTTACAACACCGACAAGACCAGAACCATCAGCTCCAGTAAGAGTTGTTACAACACCGACAAGACCAGAACCATCAGCACCATCGAGATTCAATGCTGTTAAAACACCAGTCAGTGAGGCACCAGAACCGTTGAAACTAGTTGCAGTGACAATACCGCTTACATTAACTGTATTAGCATTGATATTTGCAGTATTAGCAATACCTGTATACGCAATAGTAGAAATTCCAGAATTTGTTGTTACTGAAATGTTACTACCGGCTTGAATCAGAGTGGTGATACCGGTTACACCTGATGCATCACCGGTATTAGTGACAACACCCACAGCTAGAGTAGATCCATTACCAAGGAGACTGTATAATTCAGTAAAATTACTATTAACTTTTATACCACCGGCCAGGAGGGTATCACCAGTGCCATCATTTGGTGCAGAGCCAGTGTTAATTCCTTGGAATGCCATCTATAGGGGTCCTTTTCTATGTTTTATTTATTTTAATTGGTGTAACCATTAAACTTCAATGGTCTCAATCTTTGAACTAAGACTGAGGTAGAGAGTCCAGAGTAGGGATTTGGTGTAAATTCAAGAGCAGTACTAGATGCTCTATTGAGGAATTCAATTTTACCGAATGAGTATTCTCCCCAGAAGTAATCATTATGGAACACACCATCTACGGTACCAAAACCAGTAGTCGCAACTTCAACTCTTCTAATAGTTGTTGTTCCAATTCCAACAGATGTCAGATCTTTTACTACATCAAATGCTTGAGAAACTTCATATACACCATCCATAGTTGTAGTGGATATTGTATTAGAATTATTGACAACAAAGATATCACCAATAGTCAATGTACTCACAGTGATTGCAGCTCCAACACCCATCACAGATTCTTTTCTGAGATCTGATGTTTCAGGAATAAAGAGTTCTAAAGTACCAAGACCACCCGTGGATTGTGCATAACCAACTATCTGACCGAAATCACCCTTATAAGTAGAAACTCCAATTGTTTCACTTCTAAGTGTTGGAACTTCAACCAAAACAGTTGGTGGATTTGTATTTGTGTATCCACTTCCAGGATTAGTGATTGTAATTGATGTGACACCACTTCCAGTTACATTTGCAGTGCCTGTTGCTCTAACACCATTGATATCATCAGGCAATGAGAAGGACACTGTTGGAGTAAAGGTTGAATAACCAGATCCAACATTTGTAATTGTAACTGAAGTAACGGTTGTTCCAAAACCTACAGTTGCAACACCAAGAGCTGTTGTGAACTCTCTTTGATCGATTAGTGTAATACGATCTTGATAGTCAACAAGGTTAGTTTCATTTCTACCACTGAACAGTGGTCTTGTAGTATCTGTGTATGCATAGGTGCTTGTGACACCAACATAACTTGTTAGATATGCTGCAGGGAAGATAGATGGTTCTTGATCTTCTCTATCCTTAGTAATAAATTGACCATTAATGATAATATCATTAACCTGTTTACACCAGGTGACTGGTCTTACCAAAGTTTGATTAGTCGTAATACCAGGACCGTCATATGCAAACGTTCTAACTGTATCAAGGGTAGTAATACCTGTTACAGTTCTGGTATCTTGGAATAAACCAAATCCTTGACCTGCACCAGGGTTGTTCTTCAGTTGTACGGTATCACCGACTTTAATTGTCTCAGTAATATCCACCAAGACAACATCTACACCTGCTGTTCCCTTATAGAAAATAATCTTGGACTTGTCACCCTTCTTGGGTGCTTCAGTAAACTCAATTACCGCACCACCGTTAAACTTATATGACTGATTAGGAACCTGAAGGATATCATTGATTGTTACAATCAAACACTGTGCAATGTTAATGTTTGATCCTTCAGCAACTTCAATAGAGAACTGTTTGTCTGATATAGTGAGATCAAACGATTTTTTAAATCCATCAAATTGTGGGGCAAGATCATCAAATACATCAAGTTCTCCAATTGTAAATCCATTGAAGCTGTCACGGAAAACATCTTCGATGGTGAGTTGGAATTCATCATAGGTGGCAGTAGTCTGAATACCAGTTGTCCCACCAATAGCAGGTCTGACTATTTCACCCTCTTTGTATCCAAATCCCTTGTTAACAATATCAAAGGAAATAATACTTGACCCCTGACCAACAGTTACATCAACTTTTGCTCCAGTTCCTGTTCCGACAATACCATCAGAATAAACTAGAGGAATGTTCTGATATGGAAGTGGTGCATCAATAACAACTAGAGGTGGATGTAAATCATCAAGATTTGCACCAATGAAGCTAGTAGTGATTGCAACAATCTCACCATTTTGAACGGTGGCTGTTCCGATATTAACAACAGTAGTAATTCCTGTTGCGGATACTGCATATCCAACATTCACTGTTTGAACACCGACCCTGTAACCAGAACCAGGATTGTTGATAACAGTGGATAAGATTGTTCCAGCAGCAGACACATTAACAGTTGCACCAGCCGAGACTAATGGTTGATATCCGAATCCAGGAGTAGAGGCCACAGATACAATGATACCGCCTCTGGGAATAGTTGCCTTATTGGGATCGTCACCAGATGAAACACTATCACCAAGATAGGTAATACTTGAGATACCCGATGATGGTTCTGTGATATTAAAATCACCAACATTAATCTGACCACCCTGTGGCTCTTGAAGAATATTAGAATTCAGAACAATAGCATTGTTTGTAGAGAACCCTGTAATGTTAACTCCATTCTGGGTTAACCTATAAGTTTTCTTTTGGCCATTAAACTGAGATTGAATATTGTCAAATGTAAGGTTTGTAGCATAAGTATCTTCAGATCCATCAACAATTCCACTTCTCATAAATGTTCTTCCTTGGAAAGTGGAGAATGTTGTAATCCCTGAGAAGTCTACATTACTTGGACCGTCAGTGGTGGTACCGATAGGAATCGCACCAAATGGAGCTTCTATAAAGTTAATAGTGTTATCAACAATATTGTAGTTACCACCCATGAGCTCCACGGCTGTACCGTTTGCATGAGTACCAATACCTGTACCCATTTGAGCTCTCAATACTCTTAATCTGTTGGTTGCACCAACACCGATGTCCTGAATTAGCATCATTTCATCGTTGATCTTAATCAGATCATTAGCTCTAAATGAGGATATACCACTAACAATGAAATCAACATCAAATATAACCTCTTGTGAAAGAGTAGTTGATACATCAACTTCCGTCACTGGTGCCTGAATCATGTTATCAATTGCAACCAATGCTCTTGCATTTTGATTGGTTGAAGTTAATTTGTGGTTTGTTCCAATACCAACAGAGGTGATATCCAATGTTGTTGGTGTGGCTGCCAGCGCAGCAGCTGCATCTGTTGCTAATCCAATACTAACATCACTCAACTTAACTGCAAATAATGTCGTGGGTAACTTATCAGTCGAAATACCAGAGATTGAGGTAGTAGCAATTCCAACAGCATTAGCAGTAGATGATGCAGAATTTTCGTAACTGTAAATTAATTTTTCACCAGTATTAAAGAAGTGATTTGGAATAATAATACTGTTATTTGATACGTTAACAACAGATGCACTATTTCCAAGGAATTGTTTTTGGAAAATTGGATTACTGTCGTGTGTCAGTTTAAATGCTCTCTTCTTGTCATTTTCAGTTCCGGTGTATCCACCAAACTTAGACCATAGAATGTTGTTATTAAGAGTTGAGATTGAATTAATACCAACAATATTATTAAAGTTCTTGAGTCCAATACCAAATGCTCTTACTTCAACATTGATACTTGCATTTGGAGTGTATACAAGATTAGTTGTATTACTAGTTTTAGTAACACCAACTGTTCCAAGACCCACGTTAGTTTTAACGTCGCCATACTTGACAATCATGAAATTGTCGGAATCTAGGACATTACATTCAAACATCTCATACTCATTATTTGTTGTGTCGTGAACAGTTACAACAAAGTATTCAGATGCGAATGGATTATCATAAGTGGCAATCAAATTAGCAGTGGGTGATCCTGAAGAAGCTATAGACTTATAGTATGATGACAGGTTGGTAACCTCCATACTGACGGTTCCAACACCAGACGTACCAGCATTTGTAAGGACAGCAGATACGTTGGCAGTGACCGCTGTTCCTACTGTGGGAACAATACTAAAGACCAGATCAGATCCAGAGATTTCTGCCTTATATGTTCCAAATGCGTCTTGACCGGTCATTCCAGAATTATTTGTTATATCACCATACTGCAGCATCTCTACGTTTGTACCATCATGCAGAAGACTGAACTCAGACATGAAGTAATTGTTCTGACTGTCTTGAAGTTGAACCAGAAGTTTTGCCGATCTTTCAGATGTTGGAATTGTAAGAAGTGTTGTTTCCGTAGCGACAGGTACAGATACAGATGATGAAGCAATAGATACCAAATTACCAATTGCTGTAGATCCAATTCCAGTTACATTGTCAAGTCCACTGAATTGGAAAGTGGTAACATCATAGTTGTTGAATTCAAAGAGATTTGGTGTAAATGTAAGACCCCACTCACTTGTTCCGATACTTGTGTGACCAAAGAATCCAAGAGGTGTGGCAGTATCAAGTGTGGAGTATTGACTTACATATCCGTCGTTCTTATCTTGAAGGACGGAAACAATAGCGGATTGCTTTCTATTCCTAAGTTCCTTATCTTGTACCAGGGTAAAGATCTTATTGTATGTGAAAGAATCATCGTAAGTAGTGACCACTGAGAAATTAGTGGATCTAGGATTGCTATTGAATGAAGAACTAAAGTCATCAATTCTCAATACTCTGTTTCCTCTAGATTCAAAATAATCAATAAGAATCTTGTTTTCAAATACTACTCGATCCGAAACAACTTTATTATTACCAATGTCAATGGTTCTCTCAGAGGCAAAATCAAAATCTGGGAAACAATTAAGTTTTTCTTCACCAATAAGATCAATAACAGTTTCAATTTCAGAACCAACTGCTGTTACAATACCAACAGCATTATTGTCAATCAAATGATCAGCAAATTTTTGGAATCCTGCGGTATGATTAAGAGAACTGACTGCATCATCCCATGTACCAAAGTCTACTCTCGATTTCAGTGAATAAGAGAAGTTTTGATAGTACTCATTATTGGGAAGAACCTGAAGATTATCATTTAGTACTCCTGAATTATCTTGCCACCCAGCATTAAACGTGGCACCTACACCCAGTTTGATTGTGGAGTTAAAGTCAATGAAAGAATTAATACGAGCCTGAGTACCAGTGGTTTCAGATCTTATAATTGATCCAACCTCAAAATCATCCTCAGAAGTGACAAGCAGGAATCCGCTTACACCATCATATCTCTCTACAATACCAACACCACTTGGATTTTGTACTACTTCACCTGCAACAAAGTCCTTAGTGGAAATCTTCGTATCAAAAATTGGGAAGAATGTCTTGGGAGTTACTGAACCTGCAACAAGATTTGTTGTATTTCCAGGGAATTCTCCAGTTTCAAGAAGGTTCGTAAGATCGTATTCAATAAATGAACCACTACCTCCTAGATTACTATCAAGATTGGTTACCTCAAATAATGTATAATCGTAATCTTCAGAGTTGTAACCCTTACCTGCTGTTCCAAAACCAACAGCAATATTTTCTACAAGAACTTTCTCACCAACCTTGAATGGCCAATCCTGAACATCACTAAAGATATTTGAGAAGAATAGACGAACGATTTTAGTTGTAGAATTATAAGTAACCGAACTAATACTAAATCCGTTAGTATTATTGATCGGAATAATCTCGGGAGAAACATTATTAAGTGAATTAGTGTTTCTATTAATGGTTACGTTATTATCGTTCAAATCATAAGTAAGATCTAAGTCTGTAATCTGTTTGTCAGTAAAACCATCAATAACAACAAGATCAGGTGCCTGACTATAATTGACACCACCAGAGGAAATTCCAATGAATTCAAAACTGCCAAGTGGGTCAAGCTCCAATACGAGAGGGAGATTGCCTACAGCATTAAGTGTATTGTCAGATGGATAACCAAAACCAATATTATTAATCTTAGTAGAAATAATACTACCGATTGAGGTGCTAGTTGGTTTTAGGAGAGCACCAGTTCCTTTTACACTGGTGACAGACGTAAATCCAGGAAGTGTTTTATAAGCAACACCTTTATTATCAGAGAATACTTTATTGATTGGGCCTATTGCCGTCAAAGATGCTGTATTATATGTAATTCTGGAATTAGTTGACCCATAAGAAACGATAGTATCATAATCAAATGGAATATTATAATCAAACGTGGTTGATGTTACACCAACAACATTGAAAATACCATCAAATTTATTTTTAACCAAATTGAGAGTATTATTTTCAGGAACCGTATTATCCTCAAAGATTTCTTTCTTTACGCCTGGAAGAATATCAATGTTATCTGGTTCTAATCCATAAAATAGAACATGTGGAATATTATCACTTACTGTAAGGGTCAGTGAAGCAGTGGTATCAACACCTATCACACCATTTTTAGTGACTTCAAATTGTGACTTAGATTTTGTAGTATAGAACTCATTTATTTTTTGTGGGTCCGCATACAGGAACATATCAAAGGCGGATGTTTGAATACCACTATTTGTAAATGCCAGAGAAGAGTCTGATAAATCAAATTTGATAATTTGATTCTTCTGAATTTCGACCTGTGGGTTAATACGGGCCAAAGTGGCAGTGTTAGCACTACCTACATTGACAAATGTAGGATTCTCACTATTGAGTTCGTTCTTATTCCTTACCAGTTTAATAACATCATTCTTTAGATTATACACAAAGTACATATCAGATGATGTCATGTTGACAGATGGATTATCTGACGTGTAGATGACCTTATCACCTGTAAAATACTTATTTGTAGGAACAGTGAAAGTATTGGCGTTTGTATTAATACCAGTTGCATCTATTACATCAGGATCAAATACAATTCTTCTATTATAATCATCATATTGAACTTTAATAGTTGTAGTGGTGGTTGGATTTACGTCAACAGTAACCCTATCCCCACGACTCATTCCGTGAGTTTGTGCAGTGGACACAGTAACAATATTCTGTGATACCCGACCCTTCAATACACTACTGATATTAGTATTGAAACTATGATAACTTCCAACACCTGTTACATTACTGAAATACAACAATCCACCGGCATTTGAATCAATTCCTACGAATACACCATTGGAATTAACACCAACTCTCTGTGTAGCAATTCCGATTACATTATCTGATAGTGGGACAGCAAATACATTTCTGGTTTCAGTAAGATTATATTTTGGTGTATTTTCAACTCCACTCCAAACTTCAATAGAAGTTCCACTATTGGGGAAATACTTCATTGGAGTATTAAGTTCTAATTTATGATCTGGAATGAATATCTGCTGTTGACCCAGATTTAACGTGGTCAATCCAACACCAGGATTGGAGAATGTGACTGTGGTAATACCTGAGAACATTACTACATCAGCTGTTCCGACACCTACAGATTCATCAGGTTTAAAGTAGAACTGTTTATTGATCTTAAATGATCTATTGGTGGTAATACCAGTAGATGTAAATCTAATCTTTCTAGGATCATCTCTGACGACAACGCCTGCAGAGTGTGCTACTCCAAGAGTTCCATCAACTCCTCTCAAAACTCTTACTCTTCCAGAGTCTTGATCAATATTGAGGACTTGAAGTTTTTCATTTTCAATTCTAAGAATATCGTTTGTTCTGATTACCTGCTCGTCCAAACTACCATTAAGGTAAATGTATGTTTGAATACCTGTAATTGCATCTGTCTGAATACCTACTGAAACATACCATCTCTCACTTGATACTCCAATGGTGTATGCTCCATCAAATCCCTTATAGTATTCTGAGAGGTCATCAATAAAAACGGTATCTCTAGGAAGGAAATTATGAGGCGCAGAAGTAAATCCAATAAAGTTATTGGGATTATTTCCACTACCGAATTCAACATTTTCAATGAAAGTGGTTGCTAGAGATACATTATTGACAGTCTTACCCTTCAGTTCAGAAACTTTGTATTTTACATTTCTACCAGAAGTTCCTGTTGAATTGAATACAACCTTATCATTTACTGCATAGTCAGTTCCCGGATCAAGAATTTCCAGTGCATCAACAGAACCTGTCGTTGTGGCAGTAACATCAAGAGATTGATTTCTCTCCAGATCTGAGTTGTAAATGTAATCGTAACCCGCATCTCCACCAGTTGTATAATAAAATTTGGTATTTCTAAACCAACCATCATTCACTACGTCATATTCGTTTTGATTAGATATAGATTTAAAGTTAAATGGATTGGGAACAGAATGATACTCATTACCAATTACATAAGGGAATACTGGTCTTCTGAATTTGTTGAATGGGCCAGATGTATCGATATTATCAGAAATGGTACAGAAATATGCATAAACTCCATTGGGAAAATCAGGTGTGACACAGAATCTACCGTTTGATTCATCTAGATCACCATCACCAGTAAAAATATAATCATTGACAAAGAATCCGTTGGGAAATGTGGTGTAGTCTGGTCTATTACTAGCAGTGGGAACTAGTTTATAACCACTAACCATTCTACGAACAGAACCGGTGCCATCAATATTTCCAAATCCATATGGTCCGTAAATTGGGTTTCCATCATATGCCCAACCTAAGATTGGTGAGTGGAAAACATTATCAATTTCCTCATCATTTACATTTAATGTAATATCAAAGAATCCATATTTGACGTTATTCTTTCCAAAACCACTTAAAGTATTAGTATTTCTTCTAAGTGGTCGTTGAGCATAAAGAGAGCTGAATTGTAGAGATTTTCCGTTAATATTTTCTGTGATCAGACAGTCATCTTCAAGAATATTTGCAAATTTTCTCTCAAATTGATTAACATTCCAAGTTTTAATATTTGCAATGGCTCTTGCATTTCTACCTGCAGGAATAATATTGATTGTTACTTTACCAGATTCGTAACCTGCACCACCCTTCCTCACAATAACGTTAGAAATTTGGTTATTTTCAACTTGTGCAATAAGAACTGCAAAACTACCAGTATCACTAATAACCTCAAGTGTAGGTGGTGCATTGAAATCAGTTCCTCCCTGATTTACGATGACCTCAGAAATTTGACCATTATTAATGATGGGTGTCAATACTGCATCTTTACCAGAATTGAAGGTTATTTCAGGCTGTCTCTGGAAATCAAGAATTTCCGAAGATCCATAACCAACACCACCAGCAGTTAGGTCGATTGACTCAATACTACCTCTGAAAATAGGTTGAACTTCTGCTCCGTAAAGTAAAATATTGCCAATGAATGGATCATCACTGATCAACCAGTTAGATTGTTCACTGACAAGAACAAAGTATGGATCTGTAAGCTCTGCTTCAGTATCTGTCCAAGCAAGAACTTTAAATGGTGTTGTAATATCTTCTTCGATTGGAGACTCAATGATAAAAAGTTCTTGGAAGTCTTCAACAAAACTTTCATCAAATACTGCAGCTGCACCTTGAATTGATATTACAATTGGAGGATAATTAAAGGATCCTCTTCCTGCATTTCTAAAGTCAACACAGATATTATTCTTAAGGAAAAATTCTCTATCAACACCACCAGTACCAACTTCTGTCAGTTTGAAGGCATCCTCATTTACTTTTATGACAAAGTAATCTTTATTTTCTGATAAACCTGAGATGGCAGGTGTTGCCTGCTTATATCTTACAATTTCTCCAGTCTTGTAACCATGATTGATAATCTCGACTCTATCAGTAGATGTGTTGACACCTACAGATGGAATTGTTCTTTGCTTGTTCTCATATCCTACACCGGTATTTGTGATAACAACGGAAGAAACAACTTGCTTTAGATCTTCGGAAACAAAGTATTGATTACCACTACCGAATGCGGTCAAACTGACGGTGTTGATACCAGCAAATGCTTCATTCCTCGCATTATGGAACTGAACACTGGTTTGGCCAGTGACGTTAATATAATACTTGGCACCTGTTGTCAGACCAGTGACAACTTTTGAACCTCTGGGTTCGTAAATAACACCCTCACCATTAACAAATTTGTGATCCGTCTTAAATACAATCTCATTTGTGGCTAGTTTTACAGCATCAAGTGAATTTGCGATAAATGTATTTTCATGTTTAATCTGGATCATATTGGCTTTAGCTGAAGCACCAAAACCATTTCCACCAGAAATACCGATGGTGGGAGGTTTAATATATCCCATTCCAGTCTCAGTTACTTCAAGTCTCTCTAGAGCACCTTTAACATTAGTGATACCTGTTGCACCAGTTCCTACTTCATCCTTAACTTCTAAAATAGGTGGATTTATAATATCATAATCGGTGCCACCAGCGACCATCGTGAACCTTTGAATATCACCAAAGTATACATTGTTAGATGACTTATAGTTTAATAGTTCGACACCATTAATAAAGATACCAGTGTGTCCTGGTTGTGTATCGTAGGATTTTTTTCTAATTATAGGTGTGGTTATCTGTCTAAAGATACCTTGTGGTTCAATATTCTTTTTGTAACTTTCAAGAAGAGTTATTGATGCATCTACAACAGATCCATTGAATGTGAGGAAAGTTCCTCTCGCCAAATCTGCTTTACTTCTTGCAAGTCTTATATTACTCTCGTCTACTCTCCCTACAAAGTAATTTGCTGAACCTATTCCCTGGAAACCATCACCGTTTGACTCAAAATAAATCGTGTCTCCTGTATAGAAACCATGATCAGGTAGAGTTGTGGGATTAGTGGGAAGTGTGATTACATTTGTGCTTAGTAATGAAGCAGAGAATGTGATCTTATTGTCATATGAATTAGTAGCAACCCCATCAAAATTTGGGATAGAGTTTGAAGCAACAAGAACATCACCATTAAATTTGGCGTAGATATTCTGAGTATTGGCTACAAAATTTGAAAGGTATGGATACCTTGCGGAATCCCCTTTTAGTAATTGATTTTCAATAAAGAAAACACCACTCAGGGGAATTGCTTCATTATATTGAACGGTAACATTGTTTGCAGAATTTAAACTTGTTACCTCACCCAGAATAGAAACAGAGCTATCAAAATTTTCATATCTTACAGAATAACCTTCTTTTAGTAAACTGTCTTTGAAAAACTCATGTTGATAGGTAAAATTGTTTGCATCAAGTACGGTGGTTTCTTCAATTTTGAATTTTGATTTAACGTTAGTATACCAATTATTAGATTTCTTGCCTTCCGACTCAAGACCTAATGACTTGATCTGAATCGTGTCATCTTTTCTAAAGAAATATGTGGCTTGATCTTCTTTGAAATCTTTGAGGGTGGAAGTAAATCTGACTCTTATTTCCTCAGATGTATTAATACCAACATATGCGAAGGAATATGAATCGAATTTTACATCTACTTTCTTAGGAAATGTACTTGATACGTTTGTATTGAAGAATTGATTAGCAGTCTTTCCAGTATAAGCAACACTTACTTCATTTCCATCTGAGTCAACGATGACGATATTACCGAATTCTGGGAAGTCAACAGTAGAGTCTACGTTAATTACAGTTGCACCAACACTGACAGGTTCAAGAAGCTTGGTGAGGGGGTTGGGTTTAAACTCACCAAAGATGGAACCTGCTACATCGGAGTCTCTTGAAAATCCACCATCAATGCTAATTTGATAATATTGATACTTATCATAAGGAATCAGTTGAACATTAGTAACAGAACCTCTGGCACCAGTTTCTTTTTGAAAAATGGTAAGGTTATTGAGTTTAAGTGGATCGCCCTGTAACTTCTCAACAACAAATTCTTGAGTTACCTTGTAGTCAGCGTTAGAAGGAGTTAAAAGGAACTGTGAAGGTTTGATGATTTCTACATCTTCACCATACAGAGCTCTGAACAAAATTTCATAAGATTGGTCAGTTCCCTTTGAAGTATAGAAACTATCAGAATTAAAAATAAAGTTTCTTGCATCAAGACCCTTGGAAAAACTTCTGTCCTGGAATCCAGGAGTTATTTGAGTCTTGAGTTTAGTGAAAAATTGTTGAAGGAAGAGAACATTTAGATTTTCAACCTTTGTTCCAGTAGTGTGCTCATCTATCTCTGTCTGAGAGAAGGTAAGTTCATCGGGAGAACCAGTGGTGATATATGTTGTAATACCACTGAATCCTCTTCTACAGTTCTGAAATACGGTATCAGTCTTCGACTCGTAAAATATAATCTCATCGTCAATTTTAATTACACCATTCGTGTCAGAAAATCCAAGGGTGGATTTTACAGTTACATCTCTCTCAACAAAATCCAGATCCTCATCGAGAGTTGTTTCAGTTACTAAGTTACAAAGTTCCTCTACTTTTACATATTGATCGATATTATTGATAATGTCTACAGGACCACTCTGGTGCTCCTGAGAAACGTAGTATTGCTCAAGAAAATTTGTTAGAAGAGGAAAGTCCTCTCTAACATACCTAGGAACTTGACTGGATACAATTTCCTGAAACTTTACTCTATCTACTGTCATTTTCTATTAATAGGATTAGTAACCGGAACCGCCACCACTACTGGATGGACTTGATGAGGGCATGCTATATGGAGTTCCACCAGGTGTAGATGGTGCACTTGGTGTAACACCAGGTGTGGTAGAAGATGTGGTAGTAGAGGTGGTTTGAACGGCATCTACACTGCCTGTAACAATAGGTGTGCCTCTTACCAATTTGTTAACTCCGTAACTTGAAGATACGATATAATTTGTTCCTGAAATGTCATTTCCTGAAGAAATGTTATCAGCAACTACGTCAACTGTTGTATTATTTACATCCAATTGTAGGAAGAGATCTTGGAGACCAATCACATCATTTGACAGTGGATTTGCAGAAACTTCGATAATTGGAGAATTTCTATTAACAACGGTCGAAATAACATTTATTGGATTTAGTCTAATCTCACCTTTCTTATAATCGATAGTGCCGATATTTTGTTTGACGATGATAGGTTCTGTCGGTGAATTAAGTTTAAACAGAAATACAGTTCCTTTCTCAAGATTACCAGTTGGTTTATCACCCATATAAACAACTCCACTGATACCACTTACAGTAAAACCAGTTGACCTAATATTGTATCCAAGTAGATTGCCCTGGAATACAGCGGAGTGCCCATGATTCTTCACATGGAATTGATTACCAAAACATAACTCATACTCAGCAAACTGATTAAGTTTTGCTGTCATATCTCTTCTCATCTGAATGGTCGTGATATTTGAACAAACAGATTCATGACTAGAGTCTACAATCTTTTGGAATTTAGAATACTTAAATCTAGCTCCAAACTGATTGAGATCTGAGGAGTCGGCATAGTTGGTAATATTTTTTATAACGACACTTTGAACAAATGAAGGTGATGGTGCTTGGTTTGTGTTGTAATAAGTCTCACAGTCAGCTTCAACATAGAGATACTTAAGGTCGATAATCTCCGCTCTAATACCGGCTACTGAGAATTTTTTAATCTCCTGTTGTAGATTCTGTTTAATGGCACTGGAGAGAAACACACCGTTAAATGGTTTGATACTAACAAAGACCTTACCGAACTGTGGAGGAGTAAGATCTTCACCACCAAAGGCAGATACTGACTCGGCTTCAGGATAGACTTTAGGAATTAGTGCCTCATAGTCTGATGCAGTTACTGCTCTATTCTGTGATGCGTAGATTTGTGGTGCATATTTCTTGACTGACTCAACAGATTCAATAGCCTTACCACCACCTGATGCCTCTTCAGTCGAAATAATTGATACACCAGAACTAATTGATGCTCCGTTATTATCTACTAAGTTACCAATAAAGTTAAAGTTTGAAATATTATTAGCTTCTGAACCATTACAGGTGATATAACTTGCTTCAACAAAGTTACTATTCTCAAGTTTTACACCAAAAATTCCATCACCGAACAAGAGTTCATATCTTTCTTGACTAATCTCTTGTAGGAAAAATGCTCTTGTATCTTTGGTGACATCAAAAAGACTCTCAAACATATCAAACTTTCTTGATACAGTAGATCCTTCAGTGTCTCTTACAATTACAGAGATCAGATCAGTATCAATACCTGAGTTTGGTAGAATGAACTTTTGATTGGGATTATTACTATCGACCGTAAATGTTTGGTTTACATATGTTCCTTCAAAAATCTTGATATTAGTAAATCTAGCTCTTCCGTCAGAATTGACTTGAGCAGTGATATCATTAGGAATAGAGAATATAAAGTTCTTAGTTCTTCTAACACCGGTTGATCTTGAGGTGGCTACTACACCAGCCTTGAGTGTTACTGTGACTGCGGTTGTATTACTAACATCTACATCAAAACTAACTCTGGCACAAGAGGATTTTCTTGATCTAGGGACATACCCAATATTGCGTGCTAGAGACACCACGTTCTCCCTCAGCGTGGCGCTATCGATGAATACCTCATTAGATACCATATTGGCATTATATGAGGTTATATACGTGTTATATGCTAAGGTATCGATGATCGTGGTCAGGTTTGAACCTTCAAAATCATAATCCGTGAAATTTGAATTTGCACGAAGATAATCCTTGATGGACTCCTTTACCTGATCAAAATCTAAGTTACTAAAATTGACTAACGGCATTTACCTAGTGGGCTGTAATGCAAAGGTTAATTGTTGTGGTAGAACATCAATTCCGATAATGTCATAATTGATAACAACATCAAAAGCATTATTATCAAAATTTGGTGTTACTTTAACACCAGTCAAATCAACTCTAGGTTCAAAGTTATTAACAGTATATTCAATCTCAGACTGTATTGAACTTGCGGTCAATGCATCGAGATTTTCAAATAACAAATTAGATACGTTACTTCCAACAGTGGGTGCAAAGGGTTTCTCACCAGGGATAGTAAGGATAAGATTGCGAATAGAACGCGAGATTGCATTCTCATTTTTTAAGATAATCACATCAGAATTGATAGGATTGATCTTAAAAGATGCACTTACGTCTTTGAAACCCCGACTAACTCTTTGGACAGGCACTTAATTAATATACAACAATTCTCAAGTATTTAGACGGAGTTTTGTAAATTATTCAGTCAACATTTCAGTAGTATCTTCGTTCTCCCAGAAGTCTTTCCAATCTGCCTCACTAGCCTCATAGAATCCATCCTCACGAACCTTCTTACGATTCTTAGGAGTCTTCTGATCGTTATTGATTTCTCTTAGGAAGTTTTTGTTATCCATGCCCTTTTTGATTATTTATTGTATCAATCACGGTATTGTAGTCTCCTTCAAGCACATCTTTAAGATAATCCTCATCCCAGAAGTCGTAATAATTTGCTTTTGCCAACTTTTTTCGTGCTTCTGTAAGATCTTCTCTGGGTTGAACGAGAACTAAGTTATATTTTCCGTTATTTGATTGGACACCATTGATAAAAGTGTCTTCATTTCGGTGATCCGGAAGAAATTTGAACTCTTTATACTGTAAATTGTAATTTTCAACGGCTTTATAGAGTGTATCACAGTCGTGATGGTCCTCAACGATGTAAATTATGACATCAAAATCGTTAGAAGGCACAATATCGTGCAAATTTTCTTCAAAAATTGCAAATTTTGCCGTTGAAGCAAAGGGACATATCGAAAAATTGCCTAATTCAGGCCTAATTTTTGATAAATTACGAATCCATTTGCGAATATGTCTCTTTTTATTGGGGATCAGCATATCTTCCATCTTGAGAGTGATATGTATCGATAGGATTCTCAGAGGTGCCGTTGTAATAATCAATGTTATTATAGACATCTACCTCTGGATTTTCACGTTCATCGGGTGTTGTCCAGAAATAATCGTCACAATCACCCAATCTACCCCAGTTAGTATCATTCTCAGTCTGGAAAATACGTGTTGATACCTTGAAGTCAGGGATTTTGGGATCTTCAGGAGTCATAGAGGTGTCGTAGATACGACATCTATTGTTTGGATACAATGCAAATTGACCATTTTTGAGTTCAATCAGATTAAATGACTTATGTTCATCAGGAAGTTCACTGGTTGACGCGTCAATCTGGTCAAAATCACCATGATAGTTGTCCAGAGTACAAATATAAGTTCCTTTCATGTTACCATGATGCCGAGTTCTAATCTCCCATTCCATTGGAGCTACAAATTGTTTGACGATTACGGTGAAATCATAATCCATACAATTCCAGAATTGAAGATTGAATAGATCCATATCAGGATCTGGAGTTTCTGGTTTACTTACAAAGGCACTAATGGGCAACTTATCAAACATTGCACCGTATTCTGGAAGATAAGTTTCAAAATAAAATGCCCTACCTTGGATAGATTTGGCCGATACCCATAAACCTTCTACAAATTCACCGAATCCGTCCTTAAAGTCACGAAGATACTCTCTTCTGACATATACTTTCTTGGTGGGTAGATTTGCGATTAATTTTGCCATGTCTTAAAAAATTGCGATACTTCATAACCATCTAACTCTGACTTATAATCAGAATCTTCACCCAGATAAAAGTAATCATATCCAAGTTTTTTATATATTGCGCATTCATTCTTCAGAGACTTCTTACCCAAATAAAGTTTAGGAGTCTGATAATCCCATGCAAATTGATCGGCAAAGACAGAATTTACACTGTCAAAACGATAAACTAATGAAAATGCTGCTAATCGATCACCATCATAATACCCGACGATATCAGAGTTATTCTGTTCAAACTCTTCACGAAAGATTGGTATGACGCTATCAAAGTCTTTATATTTACAATACTTGCGATAAATCTCAAAACACTCATCATAAAAGGAACTATCAAGAAGTTTGTAATTAGAAACCTCCTGATAGTTTGTGTCCTTTAAACGGATTCGACAAAACATCGATATATTGTATCTTCAGTTATTTACCTACCTTGACCACGATAACGCTTTCTCTTGGGTCTACTTGAAGTAGCCGCAAGTTTAGTGTGCTTACCCATTCCCTGCCGAGTCTTCTTCGGTTGAGATTCGATCATGGTGTCCCCTGAGAGGGATTTCTTTACCTTGGCCATCTTACCTCCTATAAGGTTCAAAGTAGTTTAAAACTTCATCTATGTGAAACACATAACATGGAGCTGTTTTCTTCCCATAGTATAACATCTTTTGGATTCTATGGGAACCATCCATTGATCTATATTTCTTACCTGTGATCGTAGTAGTACCTTCTAATAAGATACCAGGATATGTAGTATCGGCTAGTACAACACGATCTCCATTACAACATGGACAATTCATATGGTCCATGACTTCATTATAACCAAACTTCTCTGCTTGATACCATTGGATATCATCAATAGGAATATCTTGTAACCTATCTGGATTACGCATCCAATTCAGTCTTCTTAACCGAATACGATATCCCTCACCCACCTCTGGGATATACCAAGTGGTTTCATCCTTCCAACCAGACTTATCATAATGTTGAAAACAATCACGTTTATTATAAGGTGAGAAAAGGTAGGTGTCATACCAGGGTTGATATCCATAAAGACGAATACAATCATCTTGGATATCATCCACACAATAAACATTCCCTGGAATCAACTCAGGGAACTGAGAGAATCCATCAAAGAGGACTAGTTGGCCTTTGTCCATTTACAGGTTCTCCTAATCGTTTACATTTTTCACATTTAGGTCCATTACAACCCCAACCATTGTGGCAGTCATTACATCCTCGACCACCACATTCATTACATACCCAGTGATATTCTCTAGATGACACGGGTCTTTTCATGACCAACACGAACCCGTGGATCACACCAGATCTCAAATCCAGCTTCGATTGCATCAAGACAGAACGACACATCTTCACCACACATATCCTGAACCGCACCAGATTCAAACACTTGCATCTTCGGTGCGAACCAAGGATACTTCATCTTTTCGTGTTCAAAGACACCATGCTTGATCATGACCCAACCGAACCCAGTATAGTCAACAGTGAAGGGTTTCTTTCTCTTAGAGATACCATCAACCATTTCATGATTCATGACACCACCATTGTTCCTGAAGTCATCTTCTTCAAGCCAATGTGCTACAGAGGTTGTCCGCCCGTCTTCAGTCGAATACCATCCAGCCACAATAGATCGCTCGGTCCCATCCTCACTCAAGGCCATATCACATAACTGCCAAAACTTCTCAGTGTTAAAAATAATATCAGAGTCAATCCACAGTTGATAATCATAATTCAGCTTACCGTCCCACGGAATCTGGTCCGGCCCTCTCAGGACATTGGCGCCGAGACACTTACATCGTGCGAAGTTCACCATGGATGAGTAATCCTGACTGATCTGGATACTCATCTGATTTTGTACAAGATCAAAACAGAGTTGTACAAAGTTTTTCATGAATGCATATGAACACCCTCTACCGGGTAGACAGAAGACAATTGCCTTACCCCTCATTCGTTCTTTGATCGCCTCGATGTCCCACTCAGGACCCTTGTCCTTTTTCTTGGGTGTCGAAGCCTTTACTGTAAAACCTTTAGCCATGAAATAGAATCACTCCGTTCACTTCACATTATACTCGGATATTTAGTGAGTGTCAAGGAAGAAGTGAGACCTGACTAGTTACTGATATCCTCTCTTTTCTCTAGTGGTAACACTACCTCATATGAGAGATCTTCAGTCGTATAGTCAGTCTTCACCAGGCCAACGAGATTCTGTAAGGTATTCCAGCTACTCTCAAAGTTTTCTTCTGTCAAACTATGAAGAATTACTTCTCCTTTTAAGTAAATGTGATATACCTTTGAAACACTCATAGGGCCCGAACCTCCCAGGGGATTTTTTTATATAGAAATTTTTTTTTATCTGGCAATAATATAAGGCCGTTTGGGGACCTTTGTAGGTTAGTGCAGCCGGTTTTTAAAACAAGGGGGGGCCCTTTGCTCGAAACATAATAATACCCAAGACCCCAAATAACAGTCGCTTTCGATATACAGCAATTCTACCATATAAGGCCACAGACTGTCAAGAACTGTGGCCCTAGTGTTTAACTCATGTTTCTCAGAATGTGAGCTCCTGGAGTGTAGGTTGAGGAGCGTCTGAGTTAGATGCAAGAACCTCAAGGATCTGCAGGATCTCATTACCATTGGCGCCTTGCTTAAGCATACCAATCATCACTTCTTTTGTCATGGTGTTTTTGTTAGGAACTGTGAGCTGTTGTGTGTAGTTTAGAGTCATTGCGGACTGTGTATATCAGATCAGTGCTTTGCGCTTACGTGATACCTGAGAGGGGAGCACAGTGACTGTTACCTTGGCCTGTGGATTAGCGCTCTTTACTGCGTCTATGGTCTGTAGCAGTTGGTGATACGTGGTCATGGGGTAATAGCCCTGTGTGTAATACTGTAGACCTTTAGAGGTGAAGTATTATAGCGCCCGTCATATAGCGGCCCCTTATATGAGTCGAACTGTGGACCTATAAGTTCTCATAAACCCTCGGAGGAATTGTGACAGATAAGGATTACTGATTTGACAGGATTAGGGGGTTGACAATGGACCTTAAGGCCTGGTAGAATACGGCCTA